AGAACTTGAAGAACTTGAAGAGGAACTTGAAGAACTAGATGAACTTGAAGAAGTTCCCTTTCCAAGGGCTGCTTGATAAGCAAGAAGTGCTGCTAAAGCATTCTTCCAACCTATTTCTGCTGCTTTGGCAGGATCAATAAGTGTACCTGAATAAGAAACAGGGCTACCAATTTGCTTAATATATTCAACAACTTGGTCAGTGGTTAACTTCCACTTATCCTGAATTTTAATAATTTCAGCATCAGTTAGTTTACCGTCGTTTACTACACCAACAAAGTCAGCATACATTTTGACTTGTTGTTCAGTCATACCCCATCTGGTCTTTAACTTATCAATTTCTTGAGTATCTAAAACACCATCATTTAGGGCTACAAAGAAATCAAGATACTTTGCTGCTTGTTCTTTAGTGCTTCCCCATGACTGAGCAAGTTTAATAATTTCATCATCAGATATTGTTCCATCAGAAACAATCTGGAATTGAAGAATATAAGCTCTAACAGCCTCAGTTGTCGTTCCCCACTTTTGTGCAAGTACAGCAATTGCTCCTGGTAGTTTTTCATCTGACAAGGCTAAAACTTTAAGTATATCGTCATAACGCATTGCAAGGTCATTCTTGACCTTCATTAACAAGACTTCTTCTTTTAATTTATCAAGAAGTTTTGCATTAACTGTATCTAACTTTGTTTGTCTAAGTAATAATGCTTCTGCAGCATTGATCTGAACCATTTTTTCTTCATCAGAATTTAAAAGTCTTACATTGTGATTTTTTGCAATACGATCATTTATCTTTGCATAGTCAGCCTCAAACTTTGCTCTTTTTCTTGCTGCTGCATCTGCTGCTTGTTGTGCTTTTAGATTTTTAAGAGTGTCTAATGTTCTTGCTTTTTCTGCATTTGCTGCTGCAGTTGCAACCTCAACTTGCTTAAATCCATTAAGAATTGATTCTTTTTGTTGTTTTGCTATTTGCTCATTTGTTAGAGTAGTCTTTTTTGCTGCTGAGTCAGATTTTCCAAGTGCCTTTGTAAACAAGGCAACTGCTCCTGCTCCAAGTACGAATAATCCTGTTGCAATTCTTACATATGGATTAAGCATCATGAATAATTGAACGGCACCCTTTAGAGCAGCCATAAATCCACCTGCTCTAAATGCTGCAGTAACAAGTCCAACTGCGGTTGCAAATCCTCTAAATGCACCTACAATTTTACCTGATGCTACTGGGATTGCTTTAAGTCCATCAGCAACCATTTTACCAAGTCCAACAATAATTGCCACTTGGCTTCCAAAAACACTTATAAGTGGAATGCTTGCCAAAACTATAAGTATTTCTTTATATCTTTCAAGGAATCCAATTATTTTAACGATATTTATAGAAAGAGCATAAAGAGTGTTTATGACACCTTTAAAACTGTCCTGCAATTTAGTTTCATTGAGAGTAACCCATTCCTCAATATTAGGAATAACATCAGACATAAGATATGTTGCAAACTCTTCAATTGCTGGCATCAAGGCGTAGCCAATTCTATCTGCTACCTGTGCAAACTTTAATCTTAGTGTTTCTAATTTACCTGCAAAAGTGTTTGCTGCTGCCTCTGCCTGTCCCTTACTTGTTTTGGCTAAGTCTTCTAAAAGTTTTTCTAAGTTTCCTGATTTAACTGCAGCAGCATCAAGTGGTAGTCCAAGTCTTGTTAATGCTGTAAAATTTCCGCCTACTGCTCTTGAGAGGGCTGTTGAGACTGTAGATAAATCTTTTCCAGAGGCTGCTGCTACATCTGTTGCCAAAGATAGAAGTGCTTGTGCTTGTCCAAGATCTCCAGTTGCTGTTACTAATTTCTGAAGGGCAGGAATTAACTGATTATTATCAATTGCAACTTGTAGTTCAAGACCATCTAAATATTCCTGGTTTGCTTGAATTGCAGCATCTGTAGCACCTGTAGTATTTCTTAAAGCAGTGGCTAATGCAGCCTGTTGCTTTTGATCTTCCATTGCTCCTTGTACAGCATTTTTACCAACTTGATATGCAAATACTCCAACTGCTGCTGCTGCAACACCGTAAGCCTTTACAGTTCTTTTGCTCCAGTCATCAATCTTCTTGCCCATCTTGGCAATGTCTTTTTGAGCAGCCTTAGATCCTTTATCTGAGTATTGGGAAACAATTCTGGCTATTACTGCTCCTGATGTTGCCATGTTAACCTCTCCTCATATTTAAATTCTTTTGTAATGTTGATTTTGCTTTTTCTAAAGCATCAGAGACATTCTTTTCAATCCTGTCTTTGTTCTTATCTACTGATTTCCAGATAAGACGAGATGCACCACCAACAGCACCTTCTAAATTCTTAATAAATCTACCAGTCTTGTTTGTTCTACCAGCCAATTCATAGATAACACCTGCTGCTGATCTATTCTTTAATGCTCCTGCTGATGTTGTGTAATCTTTTCTTACTTTACCCTCAGCCTTTGTGGATGTTATTCCTGCCTTGATAATACTTTGGTCCCAAGCAGGCCATCCTGCTCCACCACGAGTACGAGGCTTAACTGCGGGAACGGTGTTCCACCCACTAAGAGGTGGTTCACCAGATACAAATCCTTGAGCGTCTTGTTTAGCAATTTTTAGTTCAGAATTAATAACCTTAGTGAATTCTTTAACTGCTTGCTTATCAAAAGACTCTAATGCTTTTAGTGTTTCTTTAACACCAGTTAACACTATTGCATTTCTGCTCATTATTTGCCCACATTCTTGTTTTTTTCTTTTATGTAAATAACGATTGCTTCAAGTACACCATCTGGTGCTTCAAGCAAATCAATTGGAGATATTCCCGTCTCCACAGAAATCATTGCTACCGTATAGGTTAGGCTGTCTCTGTGGATTCGGAATTTGGGTCAGTCTCTAGTTCCACACTGTCAAGTGTGTCTAAGAAGGCTTCGCCAAAAGGCTTTACAACCTTACCTGAATCCTTCATTGCTGACCAAGCCAGGAAGTAGATATGCTCTAACTTCTGATCTTCTGTTAGCAACTTAGCAAAGCCTTTATTGTATTTGTTTTCAAATGCAACAAGTGTCTTTGGACGAAGTGAATATACTCCTTCATCTCCGTCTGATGTTTTTACTTTTATTTTTAGTCCATCCATTTTGTGCGCCCCTTTTCATTAGGTTATTGTTTATACTACGGTGTAGTATCTTTTGTAATTGCTCCAGATATAGGCCAGTTAACAGTAATTGTACTTAGCCCACCAACAGCTGCGTTAAGTGGAGTCCACTCTGAAATCAACGCCTCAAATTGATACTCTGGATTTATTGCTGAGATTGGTGCATTTAATGCTCTTACAGCACAAGAAACTTTTGTACCTACTCTTGAAGGAACAGTTGAATATCCATTAAAGAATTCTTCAAGTGTTAAAGTTGTTCCTGTACCGTATTCAGTACTGAGGTCTTGGTAGAACTCAAAACTTACTGAGTTAGTCCCAACTCCAGCAATTACTTCCTTGTAGATTACTCCATCTTTAACTGGAGTAACATCAAGAACATCATGTACTGTTGAAATAGTTATGCTTGAAATTAAGTCGCTGAAATCATAGACTCCTTCAAATACAACTGTTGCATTAGTTAAGACTAGTTTTGACATATTAAGGTGTTACATCCGCAACGATTGCTCCTGTGATTGGCCATGTAACTGATGCAGTGGCTAGTTCGCCTACAGCACCATTTAGAGGTGTCCACTCTGAAACTACTGCGTTAAACTGGTACTCAGGATTGGCTGCAGAAATTGCACCATTTACTGGTTGTACCCTAACTGCTACTTCTGTACCCAATAGTGGGTAGATTGTTGCATTGACTGAACCTGCTGCGAAATCCTGGTGGAACTCAAGTGTTACTGAGTTGTCAACAAGTCCTGCAATACGAGTCTTTGCTGCTGCTGGAACATTTCCGCCTTTGAATGCAGTTGTTTCCAAAACATCATATGTGCTTCCAAGCGTTACTGATGCAATATGATCTGCGAGGCTTACGCCTCCTACTGTTACTTCAACATTGGTTAGTACTAATCTGGCCATTGTTATTTATCTCCTTGTTCGTTATTTACTGAGTTAAAAGCAGAAACTTTTGGCTCCTGCTGTGTTGCTTGTGGTACTACTGGTGTTGCTTTTACTGCATTTGCGGATGCGATATGGCCTGCTGCAAGAAGATGTTCAACACTTCCACCTGCACTAAGTATATCATCTTTGGTAAGTTTCTCATCTTTTACCTTACCGCAAACTGTTGTGTTTGAGATTACTGTATATTCCATTGCTTCTCCTTAGCCCCATATTGTGAGGTTATAGCGATATGATAAGAAAGACTGCTCACCAGATGTATATGTACCACTTTCTGCACTTATAACTCTGAGTGTATCAACAAGTCCACCTAACGATCTATCTGACTCTAAAGCAGTTTTGATTGAACCATTACCACTTCCAGCCAGGAAATTATCAAGTTTATCTTGTCCTGTTCTTTCTGATATTCTTTGAACAATCACAAATATATCAACAGATGCTTGGTCTAAGCCACGAGCATTGTCAACATCAAATGTGAAATCTAATTGGCCAACTACGGCACATGGTGGAACAATAACATCTGGAATTAAATCATAAACTCTCAGGTTTGTTATTGTCTGTAGATTTGCTTTTAAAGCATCTCTCACACCATTAATATTGGAAATAGACATTAGTATGCCAATCCAAAGTTTCTTCTAAATGTCTTTAGTAGCATCTCAACATCTGGATCAAGGCGAGAATTAAGACGAACTGTTCCTAATTCTACAGAACCTGCAATACCAAATGGAGATTGCTTTCTAATAAATAATCTTGATGCCTGAATCTTGCAGGCTAATTCTACTTCATATGGAATTTCTTTCCAGCCCCAAACACCAGTTATCTTAACTGTCTGTGGAAAGAAGTAAGGAAACACATATGTCTGAATTGCTAATAGTCTGGTCACTGGCTTTCCAGTTTCTGGATTATTAATAGGTTCATACATAAGGTCTGTATCTAAATTCCAAACTTGTGTAAATGGTCCAGACTGATTTGCTCTTGATCTTACTTCTGTTGGCTCAATAAGGTCATCTATCTCTAGATACCACGGACTTACAGGTGTGTAATATTTGGTTACTGGAGCAGCAAGAGTTCCCTCTTGATAGAAAGATCTTTGGCAGTAGTCATCAATCATACGGCTTGCAGCAAGAATCGCTGCTTGGATATCATTATCATCCAGGCTGTCTTCAATCTGCAGTGCATTTCTCACATCTGCTAAAGTCGTATAGACATTATTAGGCTGTGAACTCTGTGCAAGCGTAGGTCTGCTCATTTGATCCTCTTCTCCAATTTAGGCAACATTGCTTTTTCCGTTTTAGGTAAAGCAGTTGCTGTTTCTTTCTTAATTCTAAAAATCTTTTTAATTCTCTTCATAATTCCTTCTTAAGGTAAAGGCAGATGGACCTGATATGCGGGGCGGCCAACAAATCCACCTGCCACCCTAGGATATTTTCCTGGGTATCCCAGTAAGGCTAAGCGAACCTAGCCCTACTGAGAATACTTTTTAGATTAGAATGTTGGTGCTACTAGACCAGTTCCTGAAATCTTGGAAACTGCTCCTGGATAACGACCAGCAGTGAATGCTCCGTATCCGTAGACTACAGACTTGATTGTGAGTGAGCCTGCACCTGTTGCATCAAAGTTCAATGCGAATGGTGATCCTGCTTGCTCCCAAAGGTGCATTTCATTTGCATTTACGCAATAGATCTGATCCTCGTTAGTACCAGCACCTGATGTTGTTGTAACATTTGCATTCCT